TTGTGATAGCGATAACTCTACATTAAAAGGCATAGAACTGTAAAAAGATTGGTCGCAGTTCTCTGTTAAATCACCTAATCCTAATAAGTATATCTCATCTATCTCTGTACCTGTCTTGCGTAGTGCCTTAACTTGATTTACCCCCTTAATAAGAGCTTCCTCGTAGCGTTTAAGGGTATTCTCAACGCCATAATCAGCTTTACCTAACTGCCAATCAGCCATTGTCCATATAAAAGCAGTATCACCACCAAAATTTGTGTCTTTTAACTTAGGTTTTCTACTGTACTCCTTAACAAGTTTGTCAAAATACTGGTCTAATGCAGGGTTTTTACGCTTTACAACCCCCTTAAATGCAAAAAAGGTGGTCGTTCTGCCACCTTTTAGCTGTCCTTCCCAGCTACTAGCACGAACTGTGCCTTCTATCTCGTAGTATTTAGGGTCAAAACCCCAACCTCTTAGTATGTCATCATACTTATTCTTGTAGTCAGGATCAGTACCAACGTACGTTACCTCACCTTTACCTGTTGATTCATCAAACTCTATTGATGGTTGCCAACCAGATTTATAGTAATTATTACCTAGTTCCTGTGTCATATCAGCCCTTTCTGTTGAGCTAATTATACACAGGAATTAGGACAGAATCTACTTAGTGATTTGTTTTTTAGCGTATGTCTTGACAACTGCTAAAGCAGCACCACCACCAGCAAGTGCAGCTAACTGTAATGTTTCAGCTTCTACACCAACTAATGGAGCAACTGTTAAAGCACCAATGAACGCTTCAATGAATGTCCATATGGCTCTTTCAAGCATATCTTTGAGTTCTTCACTCATTTTATACTCCCACGAATCAGACCAAGGTGTCCACCAGACATCTTTTTTAAATGTTCCATCTTGATTTCTTGCTCTTTTAATTCTATCAAACATTATTGTATTAACCTACCTTTCAACATAGCGTTAGTTTGTAATACATTACCATTAATTTCTTGTAGTTTTTCATACACAGTATCAGCTAATACAACGTGATCTTTAGCTTTATTGTCCACTTCTTTTTCTAATAATTTATTTATTGTTGTGTATTCTATGCTGACATCTTTACCTTGTAGTAATTGTCCTGCAACTTTTGCATACATTTTTTTGTAAGCAGTTGTACTTGAACCTATAAAACCATCTTTGCTTATCTCTAAATCTTGTTGTGTTTCTCCTACAATTAAACAACCTGATGTATGTTCATCAGTATTGCCTGTGTGTATAAGTATATAGGTAAAGTTAGGCACATCTTGTATGTGTAACATACCATAGTGTGCATTCTTGTATCTCTCTGTGTACTTTGCGTGGAAGCCACCAGTCTTTCTAAACTTAATATCATATGTACCCTCTGGTATGCAGGTTTCGTGCATTACCTTTACTGCTTGGTATTGATCCTCTAATGTATAACACTCAAAAATACCATTTATAAATAGCAACCCATTAGTTGCATCTGTTCCAAATTGTGTTCTAACTACAGTTAACTTCACCTATACCTCCATATTTACTATTACAAATAGTTATGTATGTACCAGCATCATTGACATAAGTTACACACATTATTTACCACCACAGCAACCACTACCACAGCAGTCCATACTATTCTCCTTTTCTAAAACTAATGGTTAGTAACCAAATAGCTAATGTAATTATAGTAGCTAATCCTGTAACTTGCTGTGCAGAACCAGTTAGTGTAAGCGTAGCAATAACTAAACCAACCAAAGTCCAACTAAGGTTAAGTGTTTCTTTTATTGCTGCTACGAACCAGGTCCATAACTTCTTTATCATAGACTTCTCCTAAATACAAAAGCTGCCATACTAGCTATTCTAGTCAAGATTACAGGAACTACGACCTCCTGTGCTTTTTCTTTTTGGTCTTGTGTCATATCATCTCCAATGTTGCTTATTGTTACTCCTTCAAAATCTAAATCTACAAATGTTTCTATTGGGTTTTCTAAGAATGCTTCGTACTGTACCTCTGTTACAACATCAGCAAGTGTGTAGTTCTCTACATCTGCATTCTCTACAGCTCTCTCTACATATTCCTCTACTGCTTCAGCTACGACCTCATCTTCTTTGACAGCTTCAGCAATAATCTCAACATCTTCTTCTTCTACCTGTAATACTTCTGCAACAACTGCAACCTGTTCCTCTGTAAGTTCCTCTACATTTTCTATAGCTTCTTCAACCACAGCTTGTACAACTTCTTGCACTTCTTCTGTTGCCTGATCTAAGTTCTGTACACCAATATCATTAACTTGTTCTATAACTTCTATGACTTCTTCAGTAGTGACTTCTTCTATGACAATATCTTCAATGACTTCTTCTACTTCAGCAACTTCTTCAGCTACTTCTTCTTCAGTAAGCTCTATAGGCTCTATGACTTCTTCTTGTATATCCTGGTCTTTGACATCTTCCTCTTGAACTGTATCTTCTCTGATGATGTCATCTCCTGGTATCTCTTTATCCAACTCATCTTCTATAACTTCTTCTTCTACAACAATTATTATTTCTTCTGGTATCTCAATGACTTCTTCTTCAATAATAAACTCTTCTTCAAGCTCCTCAATGTCAATCTTATCTTCCTCTTTAATAATGATTTCTTCTTCCAAAGGTTCAAGTTCTTCCACTTCATCTTCAAGCTCCAGTTCAAGTACCATATCATCATCATCAGAAAGTTCTTCTTTGGTATCGTATTGTTCTTCATCTTCTATAATTATAACTTCTTCTTCTAATTCTTCTTCTGGTATATCACAATCTCCACGCTCTATCTGTGCATCAGTCATATAACAACCAAACTTATCTTCGTTAGCCTTACGCTCATTGTCACGCTCTACTGTGCCATCTTCTATTTCGTGTTCTTGATACTCACCAACAGAACCATCTTCCATTACTACCTCAAACTTTTCAGGTTCAGGTGGTGGTGGTGGAGGATCAGGTGGAGGTGGTGGCAAAGTTGTAGTAGTTGTTGTAGTAGTGGTAGTTGTAGTAGGCATAACATACTTAAAAGATATGTCATCTAACAATGACCAGTCATTAATTGTTATAGTAAAACTTTCTATAAAGGTATCTAAGGTATCGTATATGTTATAAACAACTGTTTCTAACATAGTTTCTAAGTTAAAGTTGCTCTGTGCTTGTAATACATTCTCTTGTGTAGTTTCATCTGTATGTGTGTAAGTAACTGTACCTTCATTGTTCAATGCACCTATAGTAAAACCTACTTCGTATATCTCTATGTCTAATTCTTCTTCATCTACTGTGGTAGTTTCAGGTAATATAAATGTATAGTCCTCACTATCGTTGCCGTGTTGCATAAAGTGCAAGTTCATACAAAAATCTGTACAACCAAACTCACCATCATAAGTACTATCAATAACTATATTGTTCTCTACCTCATCACCATTTAGGTCTAGCTTATCTTCTGGTAACTCTATATCTGTAGCTTGTTCATAGGTAGGTATAGTTGTAGTAGTTGTAGTAGTTGTAGTAGATGTTGTTGTAGTTGTGGTAGTTTCTGTAGTTTCTTCTTCTAGTTCTTCTTCTTCTACAGGAGGTGGACCATCAAATGTTTCTACTTCTTCGGTTTCTCCTGGGATAGTAGTAGTAGTAGTGCTAGTAGTAGTAGTGGTAGAAGTATCTGTAGTATCTGTAGTATTTTCATTAGCATATAAAGGTAATGGTAACAGTAAAATTACTGCGAATAGAACTCGCAGCATTACATTACAATCGCTGCAACAACTCCACCCAGTGCTACTAGTAGCGTTAATACTTTGTAAAACTCTGCTTTATCTAGTTTTGCATCTAGCTTTTCTTCTATTTTGTCAAGTCTTTCAATGACCATATTAAGTAATTCTTTCTGCGTGTAGCCATTGTTGTCTAACATTTATGGTAAATCCTCTGGTCTTGTTATCCAATCCCATTCCTGATCCCAGTCGTGATCTATAATAATTGTTTCAGATGTGCTTAAATACTGTAGTAATCTGTATAATTCTTTAACTATAAATCCAAATATAAATCCAACTAGATAATCCATAATTGGATTGTATCATAGGTTTTTTTATTAGCTAGGTTTTGGATTATCTGATTTAACTTTAGCTATGTGGTCTTTCCAAGTTGTTGTGTCATTGATTGAATCCCAGTACTGCATATCTAACTGATCTTGTACTGATCCATACGCTTCTTGCCTAGCTTGTATATAACCAAACTGTTGTTCTTGCCACTTGCTGTTACCTAAATCTACTTTAGCTTGTGCATAATCAGCATCAGAAAACTCCATACGCTCATTATTAACT